AATCTATGAAATCCGTAATGGTGCATCAATTCTCCCAGGTCCCCAGGGCCGACATTCCGCGTTCTACATTTGATCGCTCTCACGGTTACAAAACCGCCTTTGACGCCGGTCTGCTTATTCCCTTCTTCATCGATGAAGCACTCCCTGGTGATACTCTCAACCTTCGTGTATCTGCACTCGCCCGTATGGCTACTCCGATCAATCCGATCATGGACAACATGTATATGGACACTCATTTTTTCAGCGTTCCTGTTCGTCTCATATGGGATAACTGGCAGAAATTCAATGGTGAGCAAAAGAACCCTGGCGATTCAACTGACTACACTATACCTATTTTAAACCAAGGTACTCTTGGTCTTGTTACTCGCAATACCATCTATGACTATGCCGGTCTGCCGATGATCTCCACGCCGTCCATCGAAATTAATTCACTACCTTTTCGTGCTATGAACCTGATCTGGAATGAATGGTTCCGTGATCAGAACCTGCAGCCCTCTCTCGAGGTCCCTACCGGTGACGGCCCCGATCACGCTAATCTCTTTTCTCTTCAACGCCGTGGCAAACGTCACGATTACTTTACATCATGCCTTCCCTGGCCACAAAAAGGCCCAGGCGTAACAATTCCCCTGGGCACATCAGCACCATGTGTCTATGAATCTCCTACTACTCCTGGTTCCTTCTCTGCTCCGCTTTACGCAGCAAATGATGGTCCCAACAATTGGACTGTTCCTCAGCGTCCACTTTCTGAAGGTCAATCCGGTACAACTCTTGTTGCCGATCTTACAAATGCAACTGCGGCAACTATTAATTCACTTCGTCAAGCTTTCCAGATTCAGAAGATCTATGAACGTGACGCCCGTGGTGGTACTCGTTATACTGAATTACTTAAATCACATTTCGGTGTTACAAGCCCTGACGCTCGTTTACAGCGTCCCGAATACCTGGGGGGTTCCTCTACCCCTGTTATCGTCTCTCCAATCGCTCAGACGTCACCAACGGGAACTTATGCTACTACTCCTCAAGGCAATCTTGCTGCTATTGGCACTGCTCACATTAACGGACACGGTTTCTCATCGTCTTTCACTGAGCATTGCTATGTTATTGGTTTTGTCTCTGTTCGCGCTGACCTTACTTATCAACAAGGTTTAAATCGTATGTGGTCTCGCCAAACGCGCTTTGACTTCTATTGGCCTGCACTTGCTCACATCGGTGAGCAGGCTGTCTTACAAAAAGAAATTTACTGCTTGGGCACACCTACTGAGGACGATAAAGTTTTCGGGTACCAGGAGCGCTTTGCCGAATATCGCTACAAGCCTTCTCAGATCACTGGGATTCTTCGTTCTACTGCTCCCACTTCCCTGGACACATGGCATTTGTCCCAGGAGTTTGCCTCACCGCCCGTTCTCGGCGCTTCCTTTATCCAGGAGGACCCGCCCGTTGACCGTGTTATTGCTGTACCTTCTGAGCCTCACTTTATTTTTGACTCTTACATGAGTTACAAATGTGCTCGGCCAATGCCGGTATACTCCGTTCCTGGTCTTATTGATCATTTCTAGGGGGTCTTATGGGATTCTTTAATAAAGGCTTTGGCCGAATCCTGGCCGGTGTTGGCACTATGGGCATGTCCGAACTAGCCCTTAATCCTTCACTTATTCCGTCCTTGGGGGGCGCCGTCATCGGCGGCGCCCTCACCGGCAATCCTGCCGGTGTTGCTACTGGCTTCAATATTGGTAACTCTATCGGCGGCATGTTTTCTGCTAAAGACGCGGCCGCTAATGCTGAGGCCGGTGTCGTAATGCAAAACGTTGCCAACGCCCAACAGGCTCAAAAACAAATGGATTTCCAGGAGCGTATGAGTAGCACCGCACATCAACGCGAAGTGGAAGATCTAAAAAAAGCTGGTCTTAATCCTATCCTGTCTGCCGGCGGGGGCTCCGGTTCATCAACTCCCGCCGGCGCTTCTGCTGTCATGCAAGATACTAAGGCTCCTGCAATCGCTTCTGCCTTTAAAATGGCTGATTTCTCAGCTACTCTTGCAAAATCTCTCGCTGAGATCATGAAAATGAACTCAGAAAAGGAACTCATTGATCAAAAAGTTTCATCTGAAAAGTATTTCAACCTGGGCGTAGATCAGTTTGTTAAATTCGCAGAACAAACAAATAAACTTGAATCAACTCCCACTTACCAGGGAAAATACATGGCTGAAACTTCCTCTGCTCAATCTCAAAATTCCTTAATACAATCTCAAAAAGCACAATCAGATGCTTTTGCTGAACTGCTCAAATCTCAGAAACTCACTGAAGAGCAGAAAAAAAACCTCACTTCCATGAATGTTAAAATTGCTGAACAGGAACTTGCTAACATCACAAAAGAAGGTAAAATATCTGCAACTGAATACGGCCAGTTCCTGGCACTAATAAAACGGACAATCGATACGATAGGTCCAATTCTTCCCTGGTTCGCGCCTAAATACGGGCCGAAACCTTACAACGCGCCTTAATAACGTGCCTGGGCTCCTGATGGGCTTGCCGATCAGGAGACCGGGCGCAACTTCGCTCTTAAAATTAATCTATTTCCGGAGGCTTTATGTCATTACAAATACGCTATATCGAACATGATAATCTAACTCCACATCTGCTTAACGCTCATTCTCCACGGCACTCTGTTGCTATAACCTTTCCGGAAAACAGCGAATACACAAAGCAGGAGTTTAAAAACGAGTGCGATATCAATGTCATAATGGCGCAATACCAGTATACTGGTGAAATTCCGAATCTGAACACCGTTCAGCCCGTCTACTCCGATTGTACCGGCCTGGACTACATGGACCACATGAATAAAATCGTGGAGGCAAATAATCTGTTTGCCGATCTGCCGTCAAAAATCCGTAATCGCTTCAATAACGATCCTGCTCTCTTCCTGGACTTCGTCCATGATGAAAACAATGTCCCTGAACTCCGTAATATGGGACTTCTCCGCCCCGTGTTGCCGGTTGTAACACCACCACCGGAGGACACTCCGCCCAGTTAGACTATGCCTCTTCTTGATGGTAATAGTCTAACTGACACCATTTGTTAGTTCTAATCTAAAAAAGGGGGTCTCAAAATGAAAAGATTTAAAATGTCTCGTGGTTCTTCAAAGCGTTCTTTCACTAAAGGCGCTACCAAAACACACCGGTTCAATATGTCCGGTAATCCAATGAGAGGAGGAATCCGCTTGTGATATGGCCTGCATATCCCCGATCACCGCGTTCAGAGCGCGTTCTGTCAATCCGTCAGGCAAACGACCGCTTGTCTTTTCTGGTGTCAATGGCTATAGCGATCTGCCTGTTACTGTCCCTTGCGGCATGTGCATCGGTTGCCGTATTCAACGGGCCCGAACTTGGGCGCTCCGATGTCTCCATGAAAGCAAAGGACACACCTTTAACAGTTTCGTCACCTTAACCTATGATGATGAGCATCTACCTACATCTGCGGCAATCGAGAAACTTACTCTACAGCTATTCTTTAAGCGTCTACGCAAAGCAGGGTTTGTCTTTCGTTACTTTGCTGCGGGTGAGTACGGCAGTGTTACAAATCGCCCTCATTATCACGTGCTGTTTTTTGGCATCGATTTCCATGAAGATCGAAAACTCTATAAAAGGTCTGAAACTGGGAATCTCTACACTTCTGAAAAACTTTCATCTGTCTGGGGTCTAGGCCATGCAATCATCGCCGGTTTCAATTACACAACTGCTCAGTACGTGGCAAAATACATTATTGGAAAAAAACTCGGCAAGGGCTCTGCTGATTCTCCTGTTTATTCGCGCCTTGACCTCTCCACCGGTGAATGCTTCCAGGTCAACCCCGAGTTTGTACTTATGTCCCGCCGTCCTGGCATCGGTGCCGAATGGTATGAAAAATATTCTAATGATGCATTCCCATCTGATTTCCTTATTGCCGATGGGAAAAAATTCTCTGTTCCCAAGTATTACTTGAATAAACTTGAAAAAACGGATAATGAAATGCATGAATCCGTCAAGAAAAAACGCCGTATATCTCAGCACCTCAATCAGCCCGATCGCCGAGAGCTCGAGGCTAAACAAAAAATTCTTTCCCAACGGGAAAATTCCAAAAAAAGGGGTAAAATATGAAACATGTTTTTTCTGTCTACGACAACAAAGCGCAGGTTTTTTCAAATCCTTTCTACTCCAACAACAAAATGACTGCACTCCGGGACTTCCA